TTTTAATTTTAGAAGGCTTGTGGTTTCTCCATTTCCTGCAACATTAAGTATAGCATCTGTAGTTGCTGATGTACCAATTATTACATTACCTGTAAAAGTTGCGTTTCCTGAACTATCTATACGCATTCTTTCACCATATGTACCAGCGTTTCTTGTTTGTATAACAAAATCTGCTGAACTTGCATTACCTGATGCCTGAACTGCTCCTATATTTACTACACCAGTTGTACCTCCTGCCCATCCTGTTGTTCTTAAACTAATAATAGATGCTTGATTATTAATATTACTTGTATTAGCAGTTTGTGCAATTAAGGTAGCTGTATTTATGGCGCTTGCATCATAAGTATTAGTATCAGTCATTTCGATATCTAACAACGCATCTGGAGATGTTTCATTAATTCCTACGTTTCCAGAACTGTCTATGGTTAATCTTGCAACTGCTGCTGAACCAAAAGTCATAGAATCAGCAGAATGATTATAATTTACATAACCCCTATATGCTGCATTTCCTGATGTACCATCAGCAAACATAAGATAGTTATTGTCTGATGTAGCATTTGACCTTATTGTAATACCTCCTAAATCAGCTTTTGCTTTTACAACTAAATCTGGCGAAAAATAACTTGAAGGTGATGTTTCATTAATTCCTACGTTTCCTGAACTGTCTATACTCATTTTTGCATCACCAGAAGCATTAATAAAAGCTAAATTGTCATTACCATCTAAACCAATATTATATTTTTCTACATCATTTCTTTGTAATTTGAACATTGGACTAACTGCTGCTCCTGCAAGTAAATTTGCAGTAAACATATCCCCACCCCCTTTAGTGAAAAACGCCCCTTGAGATATAGTAGTATATCCTGCTGTTGAACCGACTTGTACACTTCCTGCAAAAGTTGAGTTTCCATCTACTATTGATAAAACGTCAGTTGCAGTACCCGCAATACGTTGTCTTAATCTTAATTCGCCATCATCAGTATCGTGTCTTAATATATCAAAAGAACCATAAAAAGTAGAATCTCCATATCCAAAAGTTCTCATAACATATTCGCCATCAGAAGCCCCTGTATGAGTACCTTGAATATAAGAGTAATCTGTACTTGATAAATCAATATTTCTTCCTACTGTTAAATTTCCTGCAAAAGTTGCATCTCCAGTATTTGTAAATTGTAATGCAGTAGTTGTTGTAGTTTCATTTCTAATTGCAAAACCATCATTACTAACTCCAGAAGTTCCTGACATTATACTCCACGCATTACCTCCACTACCTGTATTATTTATTCTTATTCTTGAATGTGATTGGTCTGCTGAATTAATTATTAAACCATAAGCTACACTTCCATCAGTTGTAACATTTAAATAGCCACTTGGCAAAGTTACATCTCCTGCAACTAAAGTATTTCCACTTGTAGCATTTACTGTAAACTTATTTGTGTTTATTGCTAAATCTCCTGTAAAGGCAGTATTTCCACTTGAAGCAGCTACTGTAAATTTATCTGTATTTACTGCAAAGTTACCTGTTGAACTTAAAAAACTATTTGTTGCCAAAGAACCATCTACTGTAATTGCTGTTCCTGATTCTGAAACTATTGAATCTGATATTACACTTGTTGATGACCATTTAGTTAAGTTACCTGTTGTTCCTGTTCCGTCTACTTGTGAATGATCTAATTTAGTCCATTGATTGTTTGCACCTGCTATAACCCAGTCTCCTACAGTCCAGTTAGAAACACCATTTAATGTAGTAGTACCTCCAACACTTACAACATAATAATGACCTTGTGTTATAAAAGGACTATTGTCTATTGTATAGGCTTCTCCTGTTAACATTATGTCTGCACTTAAAGAAAGTGTTGTATCACTATCTACGTTTGATACTAATGCAGTTTGTCCGTCTACTTGATTTACTACTTGATCTCCTACCGTTACTGTACTTGTAAAACTTGCCGAACTATCTACTAATTTATTTGCTGTTGTTGAAGTTGTTGTTCCGTTTGCAGCTTCTCCACCCCCAGAACTTAATACTGGAGAATTAGTATCTGCATCCCAAGAACCCATAAATCTTAAACCACCTGCTAAACCGTTTACTTGTGATTGTAGTTTACCAAATCCTTCAACTATTGTATCTGTTGCTAAAACAGAACTTGCAGAAGGAGAAGTTAATCCTGTTAATACTTTACTTGTTACTGAATTATTGTCTAACGTTACTGCACCACTTACATTACCTGTTCCGTCTACACTTGATATTGTACCTGTCGCTTGACCTGTTAAAGATAAATCTCTTGCAGTTTCCCAAGCTGTAGCTGTATCTGCGTTTCCTGTTAAATCTCCAGTTACATTTCCAGTAACATTCCCTGTCACGTTTCCAGTAACATTCCCTGTAAGATTACCAGTTACATTTACATTTACTGTACTTGGTAAACCTATTGTTACTGCTTGACCAGAACCTGATGTTTCTATTTCATTTGTTGTTCCTAAAACACTAAATGTTTGTGAATTTAAAACTACTGCACCACTTCCTGAATCTGTTGTAAAATCTAAATCACTTGCATTGTTTAAACCTTTTACATAAGCAGTTGTCGCTACTTTTGTTGAATCGTCACTTGATGCTTGTGTTGTTGCAGTAACACCATTAGCTAATACAGATGTTGCAGTTACATTACCTGTTAAGTCTCCTGTAACGTTACCCGTTACGTTTCCTTGTAAGTCTCTATGTACTGTTGCAGGTAAACTTAAACTTAATCCTTGACCCGAAGCTGTAGTTGTTATTTGGTTAGTTGTTCCTGTTATTGCAAATGTTTGAGTATTTAGGTTTACATCTCCTGTTCCACTATCTCCACTAAAGTCTAAATCAGACGCAGCATCTAAAGTATCTACATAAGATGTTGTAGCTATTTTTGTTGAATTATCTCCAGCACTTTGTGTAGTTGCAGTTGAACCATTAGGTAAAACAACACCACTTGAATTTAAAGAAATAGTAAGTTTTTGATTTAATGCTACTGTTGTTATTTCGTTTGCAGTTCCTGCAATGTCTAATAATTGGCTATCTAAATCTACAGAACCATTACCAGTATCTCCTTCAAAGTCTAAATCCTGCAATGTAACGTGACCTTGTACATAATCTATAATAGCAGCAGTTGTTGGTATAGAGGTATCGTTATCGTTGTTTAAAACGCCATCTGCAGCATCTACAAACTTGCTAATTATAATGTTTTCGCCTGTATCTTTTAAAGAGCCAAATTCTAATATAGCAGTAACTTTAAAATCTCCTGCTGTATTCATAAATACCCCACTTGCTAATCCCGAACCGTCTGTTAGCTCTTTTAAACTTGAAGTTAAAGCGGCATTATCAATAGTTTTGATTAAACCTGAATAAGTATCTGATATTCTTGTGTTAAATAGACTTGCCATATTTTTTATTTTTTATTTCTTGTTTCTTTAAAAACGTTTTCAGTTTTTCTATATTTTTTTGTTTTGGTTTATATCTCATAATACCCAGCCATTAAATAATGCATCATAGTCAGGATAAATGTCGTCATTTGTATTACTTGTGTATTCGGGATAATCTGATTGATTAAATGACATAAAATCAATAAAACGTCTCGAATAATATTCCATAAATTCACGAGCTTTATCTACTAAATAATCTACTTCGTTCTTACTTACTGTTTCGCTTGTTTCTGATCTATGTTTAAATACACCACCATTTTTTATAGCATAACTTGCAAATGGAATATAATATACTTGTGCTGCCCATATTAACATTGGTTGTAAATATGTGTTTAATAATGTTTTGTATTTAGCATTAGCTACGTCATCAATTTCTCCATTAGCAATTAATGTAGATATTTTATTATATAAGTCTGTACCTGTATAGTTTTGTATATCTATTTCTTGAGCTATCTTGATAAACTGTATAAATTTATCAGTATCTACGTTGCCATCTATTATGGAATTTCTAACTAAATCAGTTCTGTTTATGAATAATGCTGTTGCCATTAGTAAGTATATTTTAATGAGCCGTGATTAGGTAAATCAAATGTTGCTTTTTTAGCTTCTTTACTTCCCCACGGATTACGTTTATATGTAGAAGGTATATCTCCAGTTCTTCTATAATTTTTTAGGTTTTCGCTTACATCTGCACCTTTTTTTCTACGATACAAAATTTGTTTGAAAGCGTGTCTACAATAACACCCTCCTTTGTACTTAAATAAATCATAAGTTTTTTTCCCTTTAGGAGCAAAATCCCCATTTACTCCAGCTCTACTTGCTTTATCAATATCTTCTATTGTATATACAACACCACTTTTAGATAATTGCATCATTTTTTCACAAAACTTTCTTGTTTTATATGTGCTTTTTCTTTTACCGTCTGCATCTTTTTGTATAGACTTTGCACTTGATTTTTTATAGTATTGATATCTTATTTTATAATTTTTAGAATCTAAATCACTATATGAACTCCCCTTTTTTTTAGATTTTATCTCATCTGCTAAACCAACTAATTTTTTTATTTTTCCTAAAGTTGTTTCTTTATTTACTATACTTGCATTAACCCATTCATCATTTGAAACATTTTCTTCATCAACATCTCTGACGTCAGTGATAGCCCACTCATCATTTATTACTTCGCCCTTTAAATGTTCTAAAATAACTTCGCCTTGTTCGTCTGACATTTTAATAGGAATACAATTAGGCACTAATCTACCGTTCTTAACTTTCATTCCGTATTGTTCATATCCTGCTTGACAAGGTTTTTTTAAATCTATTTCATCGTGTGATTCACAAGGCATATACCATACCTTATCTCCTTCTTTGTGTTCGTGATGACCAGAACATCCCATTTTTTCAGCTTGTCTTTCTGCTTCTTCTTTAGTTTCGTAAACCTCTAATCCGTCTATTTCTTTAAGATCAGTAGACATTTTAATTCCAGTTTCTTCTTCTATTTCTTCATCTGTTTGTACGCTTCTGTCAACATCAGTAAATTCTAATGGCTGTAACGTGATAAAGTAGAGGTTTAAGGCGATATTATTGTAAGCAAGTATATTATCAAAGCAGTCTATTAAAAGTTCCTGAAACGGTCTTATAACCGTGTTATCCATTAGCAAAGATGCAGTCTTTATTTCATCTGCATTGTTTCCAAGACCTGTATTGTCTTTTATACCTAAAAGCATAGGACTTACTACTCTGTGTGCTACTAATACTTTACTTTGTGATTCATCACTTAAAAATTGGTATTGATTATGTGCATCACTTAATTGTACAGGAGTTATTTCTGCCTGTGCATCTTTATTATCGTTAAATGATAGTATGAATTTACCTGCATTACTGCTACCACTAAATTTTTGTGCAATACGTTGTTCTATTAATTCTCTTTCTTGTGGATTAGGTGTACCATTGTTAAAATTAATTAACATTGATGGACTTAAACCATTCATAATATTGTTAAGGTGGTAATTAGATATTTCCTCTTCCAATTCACAATACTGTAAACCTCCTT